CCGCCGTGAAACGCCAAAAAGCGATTCGCGCCGGCGCACGAACCGACGGGCTGGGCGGTGCCACCACGGTCATGAAACGCCAGACGGCCGCTCGCGCCGCCCGCCCGTCATTGTCCTGGAGATCGAAATGGATCTGATGGAACTTGCTCAGCAAGCGGTCGCCCTGCACCCCGACCAGGCTGAGGCCCGCAAGGCGGTGCTAAGGCGCATCTCGCGGGACACCAAACTGCGTGACGCGATCCTCGAGGAGATCGTGTCGGAGGCAGTCCGGTCGGCCGTCTACTTGATGCGCGCCGATCTTCGCCGTGACCAGAAGGGCTTGATTCCGGCGCGCGACGACGTGACGCGGGCCGGCGCGATGATCGGTTTGTCGCTGCTCGATTCGTGGCAAATTGGCGACCGGCTGCTGGGTGATGCGGATGCCGAGTATCTGCGCAAGCACGCGACGCACGAGCGGGCACGTGCGGCCGGCCATGTCCAGAACGCGACGTTTTACGAGTCACTGGCCAGCCATGTCCCGGCTGGGAAGGTCGTGCGGCAGGTCGTCGATGCCGCGGCCGTCCAGGCACTGCTCGACGCGACTCGCGATAAGCATGAAGGCGGCGGCAGCCGCAAGGCGGCCGGCCTGTCGATCGCACGCGCGGCCAAGACGGCGGAGCCAAAACGGAACGGCAATGGGTAAACGAAACGTGGGCCGGTGCCAGTTTGCCAGTGAAACGCCTTGGTTTGCTTCGCGCCGGCCTACATGAACAAACGCGGCGGTGCCATGCAAGCGCTGAAACGCCAACTGGCGCGTCGCGCCGCCGCGTCGAAATAGCCGGGCCGGTGCCAAGTGCGCCGTGAAACGCCAAGTTACATTTCGCGCCGGCCCGGTCTTTGAAAAACGGAGAACCTAGAACATGCCGACAGTGAAGGAAAAACGCGGCGGTGCCAATAAATCGCTGAAACGCCAGGCAGGCCGTTGCGCCGCCGCGTCGAAATCGTCCGTCGATCCGCCCGGCGGCGGTGCCGTTAATGAAGTGGATAGCCATCGCACAGTTCGCGCCGTCGCCGGGCTTTGTTCCCAGCTCCAGTTCCTCCAGACCCAGCGGACCGCCGCTATGAAGGCGCAGCGGCGGATCAACTCACAGGTCAACGCTTTGCTGGCCCGCGCGCTGGGCTTCTACTCGCTCGGCAAGGCCGACGAGAAAACCCGCAAGGCCGCGTGGGACGCGGCCGACGGCTGCCGCCGAAAGCTCGAAGCCGGCGAGCCGCCGGACGATCTGCGTGCCGCGCCCTATAGCGGGTTCGTCATGGCGGCGGCGCAGGGCCGCTCGGCGTTCGACGCGCTGCGGGCCGGCTATGAGAAGATCATGCGGAAGCTGGCCCGCGAGCTGCCGGTCTGGCCGGCGGTCGATGCGATTGCGGGCGTTGCGGAGCTTGGGCTGGCCGTGCTGATCGGCGAGGCCGGCGACTTGTCGAACTACCCGCACCACAAGATGCTGTGGAAGCGGATGGGGTTGGCGGTGCTCCACGGCTGTCGGCAGGGCAACCCCGGCAAGGACGCGACAGCCGAGGCGTGGATCGAGCACGGTTACAACAAGGCCCGCCGATCAGTCGTGTGGACGATCGGCACGTCGATCTGCATGGGGGCCTATCCTGCGAAAGACGGCCGGTCGGCCGGCCCGACGCTTGACAGCCCGTACATGCGGTTGCTGAATGCCCGGAAGGAGTACGAGCTGGCCCGCGGCCTGAAGCTGGGGCATGCGCACAACCGGGCGAAGCGCTACATGGAAAAGGCGTTGCTGCGTGACATTTGGTGCCTCTGGAACGGTAGGCCGATCTGGACGCCGGTATGAGAACCTGGGCGGCGGTGCCACACTGAACGTGAAACGCCACGACGCCGCTCGCGCCGCCGCCCTTTTGAACAGCCGGGCCGGTGCCATTCTTTCGGTGAAACGCCAAGACGCGGTTCGCGCCGGCTCGGCCAATTTTTTTCCACCGGGGGCTTGACGGGGCCTTTTTTACTTGCTAGCGTCTTAGCAGATACACGCCGCTGGATCGAGTGGCGACTGACCTGAGCGGATCGGGTGCCGAAAGGCGGATCGGGTGCTGAGGTCGGTTTGCCGGATCGGGTAGCGCGTGAACGTACGCTGAAATGCGTTTGCGTTCATTCGGCTCTACCGGATCACGATCATGCCTGTAACCGCTCCTGCGATGACTTTGGGGATTTTTTACAAGCACATCCTGCCGGACCTCCAGCGCGAGCATAAGACCGTCGATGCGCTCCAGAAGGCTGTTAACGCCTTCATCGGCGAGAACCCGGTTGTGGACGAGGCCGGTCAGCCCGTCCCGATCATCAAGATTCAGATGACGCCGGCTGGCGCAGGGGGCGAAGGGGACGGCAACCAGCCGCCCAAACCGCCGCCCGAAGCGGACGAACGCGCGCTAGCGGCTGCGGTCAAGGCTGCGGTCGATGCGGCGTTCAAGGCTCAACCAAAGCCGGTATCCGATCCGCCCGTGCCGGTCATCAAGACGCACGACAACTGGCTTGACGACCCGAAGCGCGGCTTCAAGTCGCACGTGGATTTCTTGTCCGCGGTGCTGGTAGCTGGCCGCGATCAACGATTGCCGCAAGGTGACGTTGGCACACGTCTCAAGTCGCTCAGCTACAAGGCCGTCGGCTCGGACGAAGGGCAGACCGGCTCGGACGCCTACGGCGGTTTCTTCGTGCCGGAGGGCATCCTGCCCGACTTCCTGACGGTCGCGCCCGAAGTCGATCCGATGGGCGCCCAAACGCTCAAGGTTCCGATGGACAGTCCGACGGTCAACGTCAATGCGCGTGTGGACAAGGACCACACGAACAGCGTGTCGGGCGGTCTGCGGGTCTATCGGCGGGCAGAAACGACGACGGTTACGGCCAGCCGCATGACCATCGAGCAGATCAAAATGACGGCCGACACTTTGTTCGGCGTGGCCTACGCGACCGAGGAGTTGCTGAACGACTCTCCGCGCAGCTTTGCGGCGATCCTGGCGGCCGGCTTCCAGGACGAGTTCACCGCCAGAATAATCGACGAACGCCTGAACGGAACGGGCGTCGGTGAGTTCACTGGCTGCATCAATGCTCCTTGTACGGTCAGTGTGGCGAAAGAGACCAGTCAGGCCGCCAACACGATCGAGTACGAGAACATCGTCAAGATGCGGGCGCGCTGCTGGGGCTACCGCAACGCCATGTGGTGTTTCAACCACGATTGCCTCTCGCAGCTGATGAACATGGTGAAGATCGTCGGCACCGGCGGTCACCTCGTGTGGCAGCCCAGCGCGCGCGAGGACGCGCCCGACATGCTGCTCGGTCGGCCGGCGGTTCCGACGGAGTTCTGCCAGACGCTCGGCACTACGGGTGACATCTGCTTGTGCAACTGGACGCAGTACCTCGAAGGTACCTACCAGCCGCTTCAGAATGCCAGCAGCATTCACGTTCGGTTCGTCAATCATGAGCAGGCGTTCAAGTTCTGGGCGCGCAATGCGGGCGCTCCGTGGTGGAGATCGGCCATGACGCCCAAGCACTCGACCGCGACGCTTTCGCCGTTCGTCAAGCTGGATACCAGAGCCTAACCCTCGATAACACGGGTCTAACCCCGAAGGAGATAGCCAGATGGCTTCGGCCCAATCAGTTGAGCACCTGACAGCAAGACACAAGATCACGTTGTACGACTTCGACCCGGACGCAACGTCGTTGACCGACATCGCGTGGGTTGACATGCGGGACTTCGAGCACTTTCTGGTCGGGTTCTTCCGCACGGTCGGAACATCCGCCCTGGTGTTTAACATAATCGCGAACTCGGCGTCCGACGGCAGCGGAACCGACATCACGATCGCGACCAAGACGCTGACCAGCGTGCAGCCCGATGCAGTCGGTGACTACACGTTCCTCGAAGTCACGTCCCAGCAGATCGCAGAAGTGGCGGCGGCCAACCCTGGCTCGGCGCGCTACGTGACGGCCAACATGTCGTTGGCAACCAATACCGATGAAGGTGTTGTTCTGTACGTTCGGAGCAAGCCGCGCTTTGCCTATACCGGCCTAACGGCCGACAGCATCGCGTAAACCAACAGGCGTCAACACAGGAGAAACCCTGAATGCCTCTTGCAAGAACAGCGCTCTACGCCAAGAAGGGCCAGGGCGGAATCATTGCGGTCGAGGACATGCAGCTTTCGACCGGCAATCGGTACTTCGTTTCCAGTGGTGGCGGCGGCTCGACAACGAGCGCATGGGGCGACTCGCCCGACGCGCCGCTGACCACGATCGACAGCGGGATCAACCGTACGACCGCCTCGAAGTTCGACATCGTCAACGTCATGCCGGGCCACGCCGAGACGATCACGGCCGCCAACGCGATCGACCTCGATACGATCGGGACGTGGATTCGCGGTCTGGGCCGCGGCACGCTTAAGCCGACCGTGACGTTTGGGACCAATGCGACCGCGCGCATCCGCGTCAACGCAGCCGACTGCACGATTAGTGGCCTTCGCTTGGTCGGCAACATCAACAACCTGGCCGAGTTCATCAACGTCAACGCGGTCAACTGCACGATTGAGGATTGCGACTTCGTAACCTCTAGCGCGAAAGAGGCGTACTGCTTCATTCAGTTGGCGACGACTGCGGCCGATGGCTTTCGCTGCCGACGTTGCCGAGTCTTTCAGCCGACCGATCCTGAAGGTACCGACGGCGGCGACGCCACAGGGTTCCTCTACTTCGAGGATGTTGAGAACATCTTGGTTGAGGACTGCGAGTTCAACGGCAATTTTGAGACGGCGATCTTTCACAATAAAACGACGGCGGCCAAGTATTTTTACGTGAAGAACTGCCACGGCATCCAGGAGCTTTCCGGAGCTGAGCCGTTCCAGCTTGCGACCGCATGTAGCGGCGCAATGCTAGGCGGCGGGTTCATCACGCCGGCCGAAGCGGCCGCGACAGAGGCAACGCTCGTCGGCACGCTCGGCAACGGATTCTTCATTCTGCCGCCCGGCAACTTCGGCAATGACGGTGTCAGCGGTGGACAGGGAGGAATAATTGTCGCGACCGCCAGCTAGGAGTAGCCAATGACTCGCGTGAGATTGCTTCGAGACTTTCGATGCTACAGCGTCGGCGATGAAGTGTCGCTTCCGTCGGCAAAGGCTGAGGGTTGGATCGCGAACGGCATAGCGGTGTTCGTGGCCGAAGAGCCAATTCCGCTTCGGGTGACCGGCAACGACGAGCCGGATAGCGATGGTCCTTGAAACCAGAACCAAGCGGTTCATCGGCCATTCGACCGACACCAAGCCGACGGTCGGCGCTCAGCTTGTGTCCGACGAGAACGCCCGGACCACGACTGATGCCGACCTGCCGGCCGGTTCGACGTTCCTCGAATCCGATACAGGCGATATCTGGCGTTGGGATGGCGTTCGATGGACGTTACCGATTGCGGAGAATGACGCGCTGCTCCGTGAGTTTCGGAGCTTGCGAGAAGAGGTTGCAGCTTTGCGGCTCGGCATGATTCAGGCCGGCACGGCCGCTGATGTTCGCGTGTAAGTAGAGAACCACTCCCCCAAAAAGAGAAAGGGAACAGGCTATGATTCTTGAAGGTCGCGCAGGATCGCGGCGAATAAGCGATGGAATCGACTCGCCCATTAGGATCGGGTCGTCCGCCGAAGTCATTACCGGAGCGGTTAACGGCTTCTTCTACGAGCAGGTGTTGCGCGGCAACGGCTACTCGTTCACGACGGCCCTGGCCGGCAACGCGCTGGTCGCGGCCACGACCTCGAACGCGCCGGCGATCTGGAACCCGCCAAGCTCGAATCGGCTGCTCAGTATCATCAAGGTGACGTTCGGTCGTACGGCGAAAGGTACGCCGCTTGAGGGTTCGATCGTCTACCTACGGACACAGCAGGTCCACGACCGCAAAGGCACGGCCGGTGATCTGGTATCGGGCACTGAGGTCGCGGCCGTCAATCTTCGGTCGGATTTGGGCGATAACTCCGGCATGGTGTTTTTCCCGACCACGATCGTCACGACCAGTACGCCTGCGGTCTGGGCTTGCAGCGGTATTGCCCAGACGGCTGACAACGGAGCCACAACCGTCAGTGGTCCGCATGCCGAGCAGCTTGTGGATCGTGTGGACGGTTTGCTGGTCGTTGGTCCGGGCACGCTGTTCAGCATCGGGGCGGCCGTGTCGCTCAGTTCGACCTACACGATCTCGATCCTCGCTCTGTCTCTGCCGTTGCCTCAGACGACGTAACTAACATGACGGGTGCGAAATGGCCGATGGAGACCGCACACTTGCGTTGAGCGCGACCCTTACGCTTGCGCCGACCTACACAAATGAGAACGCGACCGGCAACGATTCCGACGATGTGATCGTGCGCCTGTTGCAAGTCTTGACGACCGGCACGACCAGCGACAAGGCTGATCGGCTCTATCGCAAGCGGCGATCTGCCACGACTACGGGCGAGACGCTGGACCTGACGGCGCTCGCCTCGGACCCGTTCGGCAATACGCTGGCATTCACAGAGGTGCGGGGAATCCTGATCGTCAACCGATCCAGCACGGTCGCGGAGTATCTGTTGGTCGGGGGCGCCGCTACGAACGCCTGGCTAGGGTTCCTGAATGACGTGACTGATCTGGCGCGCGTCCACGCCTCGACCGTCAACGCCGACAGCACGATCAAAAACCACGGCTACGCATTCTTCACGTCGCCGGCTGACGGCCAGATGGCGGTTAGTGCGTCAAACAAAGACTTGAAGGTCAAGTCGGCGTCCGGCACTGTGGCCTATGACATTTACATTTGGGGTACGAGCGCATGATGATCAAAAAGGCAAATGTTCTGGCAATCCGTGACAATGGTTTTGTCGTCCCGTGCAACGGTGGCGAGGCGTATATCAGTACGCTTCGCTTCCCGGCCGACGCTGATATCCGGCATTGCATTCCGAACGTTTCGGTCGGCGACGAAATCTTGTTTGTGGAGAACGAACAATCCGGCGTCGCCGTCTGTCTGTGGAAATTCCACGCGATCTGTGATCCTGGTCCTGCGAATCGGTAGAGCATGGCGGCCTTCAACACCAACAACCTGGTCACGCTCGCCGACGGGAAGGCATATCTCGGCATTACCGCCGATGACACGGATCAACTGCTAACCGAGTTCATCAACGCGACTACCAACGCGATCGAGATTGAGTGCGGCCGACACTTTAACGCCGCGAACTATTGGGAGTGGCACGACGGCAGCAACGTGCGGGGCCGCACTGACGTTGATCTGGCCATTGGGGATGATGCGACGATCCTGGTTCAGAACTGGCCGATCATCAATGTGGCGCGCGTGGCGTCCGGACGGGCCGTGGCGTTCGGGGTGTCCTATACGGGGAGCGGTATCCGTGCGACTGCGTACGTTACTTCGTCCGCCGTGGTGCTGGTCTCGACCTCGGCCGCGGGCGTTGCGACTACGAACACGCTTTCGACCACGACCTACCCGACGGTCTCTACGCTTGTGACCGCGGCCGACGCCCTGGCTGACTGGACCGCAACGCTGACAACCGACGTGCCGGCGACGGACCTGCATCGGCTGGCCGGGGCGGACGCCAAGAATACGACATTCCAGTTCACCTATCCCGACCTGGACGATCGGATCGCAGATGTCGATATGGACGCCGGGATCATCACGTTAGCCAGTAGTCGATTCGCCGGTGGGCGGCGCAACGTGCTGGTCCAGTACCGCGGCGGCTATGAGGCGGTCGTGACGCACGCTGATACGGCCGATCTGCGGCAGATTGCGTGCGAGCTGGTCCGCAACGGCTACAACTCGCGGAACATCAATACTGACCTGTCGAGCCGGTCGCTGGGCGATTCGTCTTACGTCGTTGCCTCGGCGTTCCCCGGCGCGATGCTTGACGATCGCATGAGGGCGCGGCTAGCCCGTTGGCGGCGCGGATTGGTGGCCGCATGAGCCTCATGCCCTGCGATCTGACTAGCACGCTGGACATCGAGCAGGTGGGCCGCACCCGCACGCCATCGGGCGGGATTGTCGAATCGCCACAGCTGGTGGCGTCCAACGTTCCGTGCCGCTGGTCGGCCGGGCGGGCAAGCGAGTCGATTGATGCGGGCGGCACGCGGGCCGCGTTACGCGGGACGCTCTACGTCAATGCCGACGTGGACCTGTCATCATCCGGGCGTATTCGCCACGGCGGTCGGGTATTCGACATCGACGGCGTGACGCCTGTCGGACAGGATTCGGGGCG